ATGTTTGGTTTATATTATTATTAACATGCTGTACTATAGGACAAACAACATTATCAGATGAAGAAATTAAAGGGATATATAAAAATATCAAATTACTTCAAGTTGAAAATGATAGTTTAAAACAAATTAATAATATAAATAATGTATTAATTACAAAATATGAAGTTCAAGCTAAAACAGACTCCTTATTATTAGTTAAAAAGAATGAATATATTGAACTTTTAAATAATAAGACAACTTTATTAGAAGAAAAAGTAAAAGTAGTTAAACCAAAATGGTATGACAATAAATATCTTTGGTATGGATATGGAATTTTTAGTATTGTTGTTCCAGTTTGGATAACAAGTCAAATACCAGGAATTTAAATGGAAAGAAATGATAAAGGTCAATTAAAAGACGCAATCAAATCAGAATATTTGAAATGTGCACAAGACCCAGTATATTTTATGAAAAAATATTGTATGATTCAGCATCCAATAAAAGGAAAAATACCATTTTATTTATATGATTTTCAAGAAAAAGTTATTGAAGATTTTATGCAATATGATTATAATGTGATTTTAAAAGCTAGACAATTAGGTATTTCTACTTTAACTGCAGGATACTCTTTATGGATGATGACTTTTCATAATGATAAAAATATTTTGGTTATTGCTACTAAACAAGATACTGCAAAAAATTTAGTAACAAAAGTTCGTGTGATGCATGCAAATTTACCAAGTTGGTTAAAACAAAAATGTGTTGAGGATAATAAATTATCATTAAGATATAAAAATGGTTCACAAGTGAAAGCTATTTCAAGTAGAGAAGAAGCCGGTCGTTCAGAATCTTTGTCCTTATTAATTCTTGATGAGGCAGCATTTATTGAGAGAATAGATTCTATTTGGGCATCAGCACAACAGACACTTGCAACAGGTGGTAGGTGTATTGCACTTTCTACTCCGAATGGTGTTGGTAATTGGTTTCATAAAACATGGGTAGACGCCGAAGATGGATTAAATAAATTTAATTTTTTAAGATTACATTGGTCATTACATCCAGATAGAGATGATGCATGGAGAAAAGAACAAGATAAATTACTTGGCCCTTCTATGGCGGCACAAGAATGTGATTGTGACTTTATTACTTCAGGTAGAACAGTAATTGATGGTCTTATAATTGAAGAATGTAGATTAGAATCTGTAAAAGAACCACTGGAAAAGAGAGGTGTTGATTCTAATATTTGGATATGGGAGCCTCCAAATTATATAAAAGATTATATAGTATGTGCTGATGTAAGCAGAGGAGATGGAACTGATTATTCAGCGTTTCATATAATTGAATTAGAAAAAGTTGAACAAGTTGCAGAATATAAGGGTAGAATCTCAACAAGAGATTTTGGAAATATGTTAGTTAATATTTCAAAAGAATATAATGATGCATTATTAGTTATTGAAAATAATAATATTGGGTGGGCAACTATTCAACAAGTAATAGATAGAGATTATGATAATTTATTTTATATGAGTAAAGATTTACAATATGTAGATACACAAAAACAAATTAATAATAAAATTAATAGAATGGAAAAACAACTTGTTCCTGGCTTTACAGTAACATCAAAAACAAGACCATTAGTAATTTCAAAATTGGAAGAGTTTTTTAGAGAAAAAGCGGTATTAGTACATTCGCAAAGATTAATTGATGAACTTTTTGTATTTATATATAATGGAAGTAGAGCTGAAGCTATGATAGGATATAATGATGATTTAGTAATGTCATTTGGTATTGGATTGTGGATTAGAGAAACGGCATTAAGATTAAGAGCAGAAGGCATAGAACTTCAGAAAAAAACAATGTCTGGTATAACATCTAATCAAGGTGTTTATATGCCAGAAAATAATGAAAATGATTCTTGGCAATGGGAAGTTGATAAGAAAAAAGAATCATTAGAATGGTTAATTAACTAAGAGGTAAAAAATGGCTGATAAAGATTTATTCAGTAGATTAAAAAGATTATTTTCTACAAATGTAATTGTTAGAAATGTAGGTGGTAGAAAATTAAAAGTTGCTGATACAAGTAGATTTCAATCTATAGCAAAACAAAATCTTATAGATAGATATCAGAAAATTTATACAGGTGCAGGTTTAAGCGGTTATACAGATTCTATGTTAACAAAGTCAATGAGATTGAATTTGTTTAAAGATTATGAATCAATGGATAGTGATGCAATTATATCTTCTGCATTAGATATTTATGCAGATGAATCTACGATGAAATCAGAGTATGGAGATGTTTTAGAGATTAAAACAGATAATGATAATGTTAAAGCTATATTACATAATTTATTTTATGATATATTGAATATAGAATTTAATTTATGGCCTTGGATTCGTAATATGTGTAAATATGGAGATTTCTTTTTAAAATTAGAAATTGATGAAAAATATGGAATTAAAAATGTAATACCGTTATCGGTTTATGATGTTGCTCGTATTGAAGGGATTGATGAAGATAATCCTCATTATGTAAAATATTTTTTGGAAACTCTTGACACTCAACATAGGTACTCAGCTGGTAATACAGCTCATCAAAAACAAGAATTAGAAAATTATGAAGTAGCACATTTTAGATTACTATCAGATTCTAATTATTTGCCATACGGTAAATCACAAGTTGAAGGTGGACGTAAAATTTGGAAACAATTAGTTCTTATGGAAGATGCTATGTTAATTCATAGGATTATGAGAGCACCAGAAAAAAGAGTTTTTAAATTAGATATTGGTAATATTCCACCAAGCGAAGTTGATAATTATATGCAAAAAATTATTAATAAGATGAAGAAAGCACCAGTTGTAGATACAGAGACTGGTGATTATAATTTAAAATATAATATGCAGAACATTACAGAGGATTTTTTCTTACCTGTTCGTGGTGGAGATAGTGGAACAAGTATTGATTCATTACCAGGTTTGACCTATGAAGCTATAGATGATATTGAATATCTTAAAAATAAATTGCTAGCGTCATTGCGAATACCAAAAGCGTTTTTAGGATTTGAAGAACAAATTGGTTCTAAAGCTACTTTAGCCGCAGAAGATGTTCGTTTTGCAAGAACTATTGAAAGAATACAAAGAATCACAGTATCGGAATTAACAAAGATTGCTATTGTTCATTTGTATGCACAAGGTTATCAAGATGCTGATTTAGTTAATTTCGATTTGGGATTAACAAATCCATCTACAATATATGAACAAGAAAAAGTTGAGTTATGGAATAATAAAACATCTTTAGCAGCGTCGATGGTACAAGATGGATTGGTTTCTTCAGAATGGATTTATAAAAATATATTTGGATTTACAGATGATGAAATGAAAGAATTAGATAATCAAATTGTATATGATTATAAACAAAAATTCCGTCGCGGTCAGATTGAAAATGAAGGAAATGATCCTGCAGAAAGTGGTGAAGCAACTGGAACACCGTCTGATATGGCAATGGGTAGAACTGGTCATGAGTTAGAAGATGAGGGTGGAAGTCCTGAAGGTGGACAAGAAGGAGCAGGTAGACCAAAAGAGGGCCCAAAGTATGGTAAAGATGGTTCTGCACGGGGTAGAGATCCATTAGGAGCTCATGATAAAAAGAAAGGTGCGAGTGGAAGTCCCAAATATGGTACTGCATATAAAGGCGGCAGTTCATTAGCTCTTGCACATTTAGACTTATTAAAGAAATCAATGGGTAAAAAGAACAGAGAAATCATAACTGAAACATCTGATGTGGAAACGGAGTATCAGAAGGAAATAACTTCTGTTAATAACGGTGATGAAGATGAATAAATATTGTATAACTTTATATTTATATTTGGGTAACTGTAATTACAAGATGATATGGAGTATTTTATAATGACTCGAAAACTAAAGCATTCTAAAATAAAGAATACCAGTATTCTTTTTGAATTGTTAACAAGACAAATAACGGCCGACGTTTTAAATGATAAAAAATCACAGTCGGTAGCGATAATGAAAAAATATTTTAATGAAAAGACTGAATTAGGTAAAGAATTACAATTATACCAAATTTTATCTGAAAAACATTATAGTACAGAAGATAGAGCGACACAATTATTGGAAACTGTATTAAAATCAAGAAAAAGATTAAGTAATACTGTACTTAGACGTGAAAAATATAATTTAATAAAACAAATTAAAGAAACTTATAGTGTAAATGATTTTTTTAATGGTCGTATTTCAAATTATAGATTGTTAGCGTCAATATATAAAGTATTTCAATCTGAAACATCTAATGATATATTTGATCCAGAACATACAGTTAATTCAAAATTTACTATTTTAGAACATATTACAACTAAAAGAACTAATGTTAGTGTTAAACAAAATAAAATTATAGAATCATATAAAGAAAAAGATAAGGATTTGAGATTACTTACTTATCAAATTCTTGTAGATAAGTTTAATAGTAAATATAAAACATTAGATGAGTCTCAAAAAGTGTTATTAAAGAAATATATTAATAACATTTCTAATACAAATTCATTAAGAGAGTTCATAGATTCAGAATCTATTGGAATAATGAAAGAATTAAAAAAACAACTACCAAAAGTAAAAGATAAAATTACAAAGATAAAGTTAACAGAAGCGGTAAATCAAATAGATAATCTTACAAAAGGAAGAGTTGTTAAAGATAAACAGGTTTTAACTTTAATGAGATATTATGAATTAATTAAGGAGTTGAAAAATGTCCATAAACCTTGAAACTTTAAGAAATTTTATTAGAGAAATAATAGAACAAGAATTACAGGAAGCATCTGTAACAGGTAATATAGATGGTGGTGAAGGCCCCCCTAAAACTCCTTATGCATTTAAGAAAAAGAAAAAGAAAAAAGACGAATCTATGTCTGAAGCTAAGTTTCATATAAGAACAGATTTTGGTAGCGTTTTGATTGACGCTGGTTCTAAGGGTGAAGCTAAAATGATTGTTGCTAAAAAAATAAAGGGCGGTGTTAAAGCTATTATAAGTGTTAATAGAGTAGGTGTTTCTAAAGCAAAACAAGTTGATAAAAAGATTGAGTCTGTAACAGAAGGTAAATATCACGATTATAGAAATGATGATTCGATGTCACCAAAACAAAAAATTGGTTACTCGATGAGAGAGGTACGTGATAAGCTAAACGAGTTAGATAAACTTGTTAAAATGAACGTGAGATTTAAAAATGAAGTAGGTGTTGATTCTACATCCTATTGGAAAAATACTCACGTGGCTATGAAAAAAATTAGTGAAAGGTTAGTTAAGTTAGCGAATAAAGTCGGCCAACTGTATTAATCTTTAATATTATGCAAAATCCATCTTGGAATAGAGATGGACTTACTTTTTTAGGAAGATTGTTAAGTCTATCTAATTTGAAGCGGCGTTGGCTTATAGAAGAAACTAAAGTCAAGGGTGAAGAACCAAATAAGATTGAAACAATTAAATTTGTTGATAGATGGATTAAACGATTGGAAGATATGAGAGAAGAAATTATAAGAGCTAGAAGTTAAATGATTAAATTAAAAGATATTATCAATGAAGCTTATGTATGGGAAAGAAAGTTTGGAGAACCATTACCAAAACTTACTTTTACAAAAGAACCAATTATTACAGAAGATACAAAAGATATAGTTCAAGCTAAAAAACTTGCACAAAAATTAGGTAAAATTGAAGCTCGATTACGTGAAACAATGTATAAGTTAGATGAAAGATTAAATGCAGATATTCCCAATCAAAAATTATCAAAACCTCTCAGAGATACATATAGAAAAAATATAACAAAATTTATGAGAGAAATGTTAACAATTGTTAAAAGGATGAAATAAATGAAACAATTAATAGTAGATTATTTACCATTTGAAGTAAAACCAAAATATATTAGTGAATCATTAAAAGAAAATAATGGACAATTAGTTGTTCAAGGTGTTTTACAAAGAGCTGATTCTAAAAATCAGAATGGTAGAGTGTATCCAAGAGATATTTTAATGAGAGAAGCAAAAAAATATGCTAAAACATTTATAAAACAACGTAGAGCTTTAGGTGAATTGGATCATCCAGAAAGTTCTGTTGTTAATTTAAAAAATGTATCCCATAATATTAAAGAAATGCATTGGGAAGATGATAATTTACTTGGTGTAGTTGAAGTTTTAGGAACACCAGC